CGGATTAACCCACATAGAAACACTAAAGGCTTTGGCAAGACCGGCCGCTCCACCAATTAAACCGTCCCACTCAGTGTGTGTTGAAGACTGTAAGTATTCATCGACTCCGTCAAAAAGAATGGATTTAGCTATGCCGCCATCACCGAAGGACGGAAGAGGAGCATGGAACATTTTCCAGGGCTGAACCTGTGAGGTGTTAGATGATCCAATCTGGCGTTTTGTGAATGCCGTATTGGAAATCATTCCAGTTCCCTGTGCGTACTCTTCGGGTGAACTCTGCGCTGACGAGTCTGCGGCCATATTGCCATCAACAGAGCCTGTGATGTCTCCGCCGCCCTTGCGCTGGAGGAATGGGAATTTCTGCTGGTACTTTGGCCGCTCTAGAACGTGGCTTTCGATAACCGTTCTCACGTTCTCGCTGAAGTCTGCTGACGCGGGGACGAGTTGACCAAGCATCAAAGATAGTGAACTGTCAAACCACTTATAGAACTCATAAAACTTGTCAAAATCAAGTTGATCGTTCTCGACCTGCTCGAAGAACTTCTGTCGCATAAAGGAAAGCTGTTTATAATCAGGGCGGTAGCGCTCTACTTGATCGCCAATGAGGTTGTTAAAGTCCTTCATATTGGCGAAGTAGTTGATCATCTCTTCTGATATGACCTGATACATACTCTTTTCAAAAGCGAAGTAGTAATTGGTTGGTCGTGATTCAGTTGTGAAGACGTCCTGCTCTTGTGCGTTCAATACGCGGATCATATCTTGAGACTGTACGTTCTCGGGAAGGTTCAGTTTTGATGAAACAACATAGTCTTTGTCGATTGCTGTTGTCGAGGAGGCTGCGAAGAAGCGACCTTGGGCCGTATGCTGCCTACTAAGGATCCCGCTTAGTTCCCCAAACGTTTCAGTGTTGGCCGAGCCGGAGCTGATATCATCAACTGTAAGAAAACCTGTTGCTGCCGATCCTGTATTGTTGAGGAACTCCCAGTTAAATACAAGCGTGTCGATCTTCTTGGCATTGCCGAAGGATGCTGATGTGTTAAACTCAAATGCGTACAGGTGCGACTGCAACGCGCCGTGATTCTCGGTATCAAGGATGTGTCCGGTCAATGCTTCGTCACTAAGATAGTCCAGCCAGTAGCGGCATGCGTTAACTTTAACATCTGATCTTTGGAGGACTGCGCCAGTGAAGTTTTCTCTGTGAGCGCCGATATATACTCTCTTGGCGCTTGTCATAAAGGCATCCGGTGGCGCAGTGATTGAACCCGAGAGGGTAAACTGTTCCATAATCTCGCCGGCTTGCGCCTGAACACCGTGCAGTTCGACAATGTAGTTTGAGCTTGCTCCGTCCACAAGACCCTTAAGGGGGAACTCGGAAGGCCTGATACGTACCGACAAGTTCCATCTGGTGTTATTGTATACGTTTTCGTACAGAGCTGTCTCTAGACGGGGAACGTAGCCTCCGGAGGATCCAGTTAGCAAGAATCTAACATTGTCGGAGTACTTTTCATCGCGGATGGCATACACCTGGAAGTTTCCATCTTCAGTGGTCCAAGTTGTGTCTGTACTGAGGGCCGCTTCAGCTCCGTGGACACCGAACAGAGAGGCTGAGATCATACTGGTATTGAAGTATGCGTGTGCAGCCTGCTCTGGCTTGAGGGGGAATAATATCTCTGCTTCTAGGGTTGTCGCGTAGCCTCCCGTGAGTGCTGCACTGGATGTAATATAGCTAACCGAGTTTGGATTAGAGACATCAGCGTAGTTGAATACTGTGGCCACCATGTTATCGGCAGTATTAAAGTTGATGAATCTGTCAGTTACGATTACGTTGCGTCTATTGTTCCTCAGTTCATACTCAACATTGTTGGCATACATATTGGTTTTGATTAGTTCGTCGTCAATGCCAAAGCAACGAATTAAGTTTCTAAATGCCTTTTCGGTACCCTTTGATTTATAAATGAAAGAGATATTATTGTAAATGTTTTGATATATCGTGTTCTTTATATCGTGGAGCGACTTATCATAGAGACGCTTTTCGCTCCGGTCAGCGAGTTTCTCTAAAAGGTCAGCATCCAAGAAAAGATTGGGAGCTACCATGCCAGTGGAGGACAGCAGCTTCTCAGCAAATGGTAGGGGCTTCGCGAAACTCCCACTCATATAACGAATATCTTTGAGGGTATTAATGTTCTCAACTTGTAATTGTAATGTGTCAAAGTAGCTTGACAAAATCTGTGTCAACTGTCTGACGTCACCTGAACCTTCGGTATCTTCTTCTGTGATCCACGCGGGGATTGAATTGTAGACTGCCGCATTGTTGCTGGCATCGTGCGCCGAGCCAGATAGTTCCAATGAGGCAGCGAGCGCGACCACTTCAGGATGGAAAGAGTAAATAATCGGATCCTTGAACTCTGCTGTTGCTGCCGTGGATAAAACGATTGCTGAACCGGTGTTTCTAGACTTCGATGTATATCCTGTCCAGGTTCCATTGGAGTAGCGGCCCGAGTAATCTAGTACTGTGCTGTCTGTAGACTCAACGCCTGTGATTCCTTCGTTGAACTTGAAGTACACACCAAGGTTAACGTTCGCCATCTCCTGGGTTTCGATATATGGTAACGGATCTGTATTGACACCGCCGCCGACTTGTGTAAACCAGTATCTGCCGATATCCTTAGAAGTGCGCTGTGTCTTCCAGTACCGGAACTCGTCGACCGAACCAGATAACTTGCCGTAGTAGGCGCCAGCAGTAGAGCCGGAGGGCGCAGTAATGAGTGCCCCCAAGTATGCCTGCAGGCCTGTGGCGTCAATGTCATTAACTCCTGCTGTCCCAAGGGTCGTTTCATTGTTTAAATTTCCATCAACGTAAAAACGCGTCAAAACGCCAGCAGAGGCAGAAGCAAAAGTGAACGCGTAGTGGTGCCAGCTGTTATCTGTTACTTCGGCATAAGTTAGAGTTGATGCTGCGGGGTCTTGCCTGAAGAATCCGACTGAATCGTCGGAGCCAGATTGAAGGGTGACCCGGAAGGGACTGCTGGGCGAAGCGGTGGAATCCAACTCAACCGTTAGGCGCCCATAGTCTGCCGAGGATGTCAGTTCGCCGTTCCACAAATCAAAGATGACTTCGCGGGTGGAGCTGACGCCAGGAAAGTCGTCGTCTTTCTTGAGCCAAAATTCTACTGATGCCCCGCGGGAAGCAATATCCATTTGGAGGTTTGACGCGCGATTCATCGACGGCTCGTAGTAGTTTGAGCCAGTGAATTGACCGGCCAAGGTTCCAGTGTTGGTGTCTGAAGGGTTGGGGCCACCTATAAAGAAAATATATTCATAGTCTGATGCATCAGCTGGTATTGCATATCCATCAGTGAGCGCTCCCGTCGCCCCCCAACCATCAGCCGAGAGGATCACATATCCATTTGTACGTGGATACTTCTCTTGCAATATGTAAAGGTCGAGGTAAGTGGAATCATTTTGCCATTCTAGGCGCTCCTTGAGCGATCCATCATACGGATATGTACCATAAATTCTCTTTAGGGAGGAGTCGTAATACTCTTCAGCAGACCCGTAGCGAGCGAAGTTTTCTGGCTTCGAAAAGTCAGTATAAGGTATAAACCTCTCTTCTTCGATAATATCTTGCTCATGATATCCCGAGGACTCTATCTCTCCCGAAATATCATTAGATGTCTTGCTTGCCAGGGATTGTATACTCTCGGCAACTTCGAAGTATTTCTTGATGCTCATGTTCTAATTATTCTTCAACTCTAAATTTGAACGCTTGTGGTTGTTCCTGCCAGTCTCCTATACTGTCGTTATAATAGGACAATCTTATCTCGTACATATAATCTGACTCGAGCAGAGAGATATCGAGGTCAAAATAGTTTCCTTCCTTGTCGTATGACATCATGGTACACAAATCAGAACCCGTACCATATGAAATGGCAGGATAATTGTCGGTGGTACGGTAGATTGCATATGAGGCGCTCTCGATAACATCAGTAGGATTGTTTGCCGTCGCAACGTTATAGACTGTTGGGCTCCAATTTCTGTCGCGGACGAAGAAACGGAACCTTGCCTTGTCTTGTGTTGAGTATTTCTTTTTAAGATTTTTGCAGCTCGTAATACGGTTGAACGTTGGGGCGCTGTCGTATGTCGGAAGCAATTCAGGGTAGAAGGAGCCTGTAAAGAACTCAACGGCGCCGGAGTGCCACACATCGTGGATCTCTAGGAGCGGTGTAGAGGCTGCTGTGAGCGCGAGACTGACCGAATACAGCCCTGCGCTCGTATAACTTGCTGTAGCGTTTGTATCGCCAGCAGAGACGACTCCTGCGCCCACTGGGAGACTTAACTTTGAGCCCGTGGGGGTGCCGAACGAGCTGGAGTAAAACGAGACCCTTAGATCGCGAGTTCCGACGGCAGGAATATTAACGAGGCGGCCGCGAACATAGTTGTAGAGACACAATTTATTGAGGTTATCGGCTGCAGGAGCAAGAGAGCTGGAGAAATAGAAGTTCTCTCTGTCATCTTTTGTCGATGAGTCCCAACGTGCTTCTATCACAGGGCGTTTGTAAAAGAATTCTGTCGACCGGGCGAAGAACTTCTTTGTGTAATAAGATTGTTTAGCTCCATCGAGGTTCTGGATTGTGCCATTGGCTCCAGCGACTAGGGCATATGCTTCCTGACTAGCTGTAAGCCTAATGCCAAAACCATTACTCTTTATTACACCGTCGCCGGCTGGCGTATCGAGGTACTTAATCCACTCTTCTACAATGTGGGAAACGTCGTGCTCTAGATCTTCGTAGCCTAGGGGGAAGGAAATGTTGTAATTTGACCCCGTATGATAATCTCCGCCGTCGCTTGTCCAGGCGGCGCCGCTGCTTCTTTCTCCCCAGTTTGCTTGGCCTAGGTCTTTATATTCGTCCATATCCAGGCCTGCGCCTTCGTTCCAAGAGCTAGATACCGGGGCAACAACCAAGTTAAAGTCTTGCGGCAATGTCCAGGGTGTTTCTGCGTTGAACATTTTAAGGTAGAATGAGACACTTCCGGAAGCAGGTATCTTGTTAGCTGTGCGGTTGGCTGCAATTGTCGCGACTGGAAACTGAATTAGAATGCGTGAGAGTTCTTGTGACTGCCCAATGGATCCCGACTCTTGCCCATATATGGAAAACACCTCTAGAGAGTCGGCATAACCCATGTTGGAGCCGGTGCCTCTCGTAACAAGGTTTGCCTCGTAGGCGTTTGTGATTGTAGTATCAGCGCTGGCTGTGTATCTTATAATAGACATTAGGTAACTGACCCCTTGATATCAACGTTTGGGAACTTAAGTTCAAAAATGACATTCCGTGGTGCGGGGATTCGGCGGCCGTCCGCGGAAAGGTTTGCGGAGAAATTGTAACTCATATCTGAGTATGAGCTGCCGGCTTTATTGATAATCTCCAGATCAACGACGTCGACGATACCGGGCACCTTTTGCAGGACTTTATAAAAATCCGTGATCCCGATCGATTCGCCGATATCGTATTGATTTTTATTCAGGTAGGTAGCTATCGCTGATTTCGCTTTATTAAGTACAGTAAACTTGTTCACATTTGTATCCGTAACCACCACATAGTTGATACCAAAGTTCACTATTGTGGCGTCCAGTATGTCAACAGTATCATTGATAATTTTATACTGTAATAACCAAGTTTTTAAATTGTTTTTTAATACTTGGTTGGCCGCGGTCAATTTATTGCTTGTATTCTCAGAGACTACATAGATATTTATGTTTCTTCGGAGTTCATCAAAGTCGCGACTAACTGCCACTCTTTTGACAGCACCAAATTTGCCGGGCATACCATAACATATCGCCTGATAGTCCTGTATGGTGACTGCACGATTCTGGGCAGCATAGAACCCAAAGACTCTCTGCTTCACCTCTTCTGAACTGGGGAGTGAAATATCACCTGTGAACTGCTCGTCGTTCGTGACCTCTAGGGAGCCCACCACAATGTTTCTTTGGACTTGGCTTAGGCCCCCTTGGGCTCTAAACTTAAATTTGGGTGAGTCAATATTAGTAATCGTGGCCACCGAAGCATTAACATCATTGACCTCGTTTGTTCGATACGCTATCCGAAGAGTTGTGTTTGATGGCGCGATGCCAAATTTATCGCTACTAATTAATTTCGTAGGATCGAACTCAGCATCTGTAACATATGTTCTACCGTTTAAGTCCAAGATCAAGTTTGTTGGATCCACAACAGCGTCCGAAAGTAGCTCAGAGTCTGAGCCATATCCAAACTGAAGGTATGTTGTGGTATCCGACGACTCAACTGTGAACCGGCGAGCGACGGGGACAGCCTTCATAATACTGCTGACTGTACCAGCTGTCGAGGTGTCAGTGTTTCTAATCGCCTTATAAATCACATTTTGAGAAAGGTTGTCGACTTGAACATACTCATGTCCCTCTAAATCAACCACGGAAATAACATCTGTTATGTTCTGTGTGCCAAGGTTAACCTTAAGGAATCTCTCGAAATCAAATACTTCGACCTCTTTGAAGTTTGTGCGCCCTGAGACAGCACGACCTTGTGCCCTAATTACATAGTTAAGAACATCATTGGTGCTGTTGTCAATATCCTTGGGTACCACCTGATTTGTTAGGACTGCAAAATTAACGTCATCAAGCAAAGTATAAGAGCCACCGCCGAGAGAAGAGAATACAGAGCCCTGCGCAAGAGTGGGAGCATATGCCAGGTCTGGGCCCAAGCTGTTCGGGTTTGCGGGGACTTGAATATAGAAGGTAAGCACGCCATATGATGAAGGGTTTCTATTAAGCTTGAACCCCATCTGTCGAGCGAGGCGCAAAACGTTATCATACTCTACAGCTGTTTCTAAGAAACTCTCATTTGCTTGATAGTCGACATAAAAAGACAGGATATCACCAACATATGCCACAGTATCGAGCATTAGTGACCCAAAGGATGCTTTATTGAAGTCCTTGTAGGTATCTGGGTAATATCGCTTCGAGTAATTCTCTAAATCTTTACGAATAGAATCAAAATCGCGGCTCGTATAATCTATCGGTTGCAGTTTTTTTGGCATGATAAGGTCTCTTTAATTAGTTGTTTATGTTAATTTGTAGCGATGTACTCTGTTTAAGCGGCACAATGGTGAAAAATATACTTAGTCTGATGGAATTGGGATACAAATCTGGATTATCTTCTCTGACTGAAAAATCAACATGATCAATCTGAATGTATGACATATATATGTCTACCTGCTCTTGTAGCCGCGATCTTATACTGTCGTAGGTGTTAGGGGTATTGTTCTCAAATAGATACCTTGAGATCCCGACACCAAAGTTGGGATACATAATGCGCTCGCCGGGGTTTGTGAGCACCAACATTTTTAAATTTTGTTTTGCTAGGTCATCAAACGTTGTGTTTAGATCGTATGGGCCGAACACATTGCTGACAACTAGTGGTAATTTTACAGATAATCCTGACATTTTTTGTTTTTCCTTTTAAGATTAGCCGGGGACATATGGTGGTCGCACGGGATCTAGTGATTCCTCGGATTCCTCCTCTTCAGGATCAATAATCTGATCCTCAGCACAGGCGCCCGTATTGACGTCTCCGGCTGTAGCCTGGTTTGGGCCAAACTCTACGCCGACATCTAGGTTGGGCTGCTGTGTATCAAAGTTAATTAGTGACAGCAGTAGATAAATTAACCCTAAAGGTGTTGGCGGAATCATTAGCATGCCCATACCGGTGCCCAAGAAATCAACGCCGTCTTCTGATATGCGAGGGAAGAAGTTTTCAGGCTTGGGGTCAGGGCCGTCGCCGCCGGGGTGAGGGAACCCTTGCTCGTTATCGACGAAGTCCGGCATAGGCGGGAATCCATCTGGATTCTCCATAAGATACTGTAATAAGCACAAGACTGCCGTAAACAAATCGGCTCCGGTTGCGCCCGGGGCAAATATCGGAACGGACGGCTCGTCGTCGACGCTGGGCAAATCTATAGTCCGGAGCGACGCCTGGATCATATTAAACACATCTGCTGTGCCGTTTTTGATGAACTTTGAAATCACAACGTGTGGATCTATAAGTTGCATAAGACCCTTGATAATATCAATCGGTGTTTTAACAATCATTTTAAGAATGAAGTCGCGCGCTAGGTTCTCAGCGTCTGGCTCATTATTCGAGAGTGACACGGCGCGGGCCGCAGGTCGACCCAGTTGGGGTAATGAATTGTAACTATCGTGATTATCAATTGTAGTATTGAGAATATCGAGTACTCTGTTTTTTGTCGATCGCATTGCAGATCGAATATCACTAAAGTAATTGTTGGTAAGATAAAAGTTGTGTATTATCGGAAGGATGCCAATAATCTCTGCGTCGAACACATTGGTGAAATAGTCCTGGTATATTTCATTATTTAGAATATATTTTACTTCTGCCGGAGTTAGGTCCAGGCGAGTCTCTGCAGAACTTCGATTATTGGGCTCTAGATCTGATAAATTGAGTTCTATTTCAAAAAGTTTGAGTGCCAGGTTAGCTGGGGGCTGAGGCGTTGCCGGGAGATCGAAGCCGGCTAGACTGTCGATGTACATCCAGCATTCATATTGTATCTTGGTCGGGGCTGCGCTGGCCGGCGTTGCGCCGCCGTGCTCTGCATCGGGGGGCCCGTGTGTAGTGCCCTCACAGCCATGGCCTTGAGGGATGGTAGCACCAAAATCTAGTAGATGATCAATTCGACTTTGATCAAGGCATGGCAGCGCTTCCATTATTCCTCGCGGGATTGTTTTTACCATTACGATGCCCGACTTTTGTTTTAACTTGTTTGATAGAAGCTGGCCGGTTCCCATCGGTGGCACCAGATTTGCCGCGGCGGTGCCATTTACCACCGGCATAGAGTTCAAGAAGATTTCTTCCATAGGTTTCTGGTTAGATACTGGCAATGCGTTTTTCACCGCATTAGATGTAGCGCCCGGGAACTCTGCCGTCCCCATAGCACTCTGGATTCGATAGACTGCCAAATAATCCAGGATGTCGTCAAAGGTTGCTGTAGGTGTTCCCTTTGCCAAGACGCGGGGCTTTCGCGTGGCCCGGGTCTTACCGGTCGTTATAAAAACAGTGCCGTTGGGGAATATCACGTTACCGTGCATATCTGTCACTCCACCTTCGGCAATAACATTTGGTCGTAACATCATTCGGTTAAAGATAACAATCAAGGAATCCTTAACTTTATCAACAGCTTCCGCGTTGCCTGCAGCTGTCAGCTTATCGAAGTATGCCGTCATTGACGCATTAACTTGATCCCTCATATAAGAAAGAATAAACGGCTTCGCGAACAACTCATCCATTTGGACTGCAGAAAGTACGAAGATGTTTTTAATTACGAATTCGGCAACGTGAACCTGTACTAACAGAAGAAACATACCATATTTGATAACTTCTCGCATGCGCTCACGAGGCGAGGAGGGATTATTGTTGCAAGCCTCTTCAACGTATTCCCTCTGCATCTGCTTAAAAATGCCCTCAACATCCAAGAGGTCTGATATATCTTCACTAGAGCAGTTTATGTTATCATGAAAGAAATTCAGAGACTGGAGCGCTCCGGCATCAAATATGCCATTTTCAATATAATAATCAAATACTTGATCTGCGAATAGTCCATATGCAAGAGGGAAATACCTCTGAACAGCAACGTCTTCTGATATGTTCCAATTCTGAGAATCTTCGGCGCTGGTGCGAACTGCGTCGACGAACTGGTCTAGATTATATGCTGCGCCGTCGTCTTGGGTGCCAATAGACATATCTGTTTTAAATTGTTCTTCGACGTTCGCCTCAAAGAGTGCATCAAGATTGAAGTAGGCGTGTGAGGATTCTGCAGGAGCACCATATGCCGGGTATTGCATTACGATTCTTTGTCTATTTTCAGCGTTAAACCGCGGGAAGGAGAACTGAATGCGACTGCTGGCGGGGTCTTCCGATGTGGCATATCTCTTGAAATGATTTTTAATCCTATATTGCTTTCGATTTGCGTCAATGCTTTTAAAGTCCGCCGTATCAATGTTGATATAATCCGCAAATTTCCTGTAGAATTCTTTATTGAATTTGTAGGTAGTGACGGCCGGGCCGGAGCCTTGGGATAGTTCGTCGGCCTTTTCAACCATATTATCAATAGCATCCCTAATTTCAGCATTATTGAAAATATTCAATAATATTTCTATAGCATCAGCAAAGTTTCTAAGATTAGAGTCCAAGAGGCCCGGTTGGTTGACCAGACAGGCTTCAATTGCGCCAGCAAGAGGGTGGTCCATTGGGTTCTCAAACTCCGCGGCGAGGTCCTTAAGAGAATTCATAATGGCATTAATCGCGCCGTTATCAGGTTCTGGTAGTTCTGGGTAGTCACTTTCTGGGTTAATAGTCTTAAAGGTATCGTAGGCGCCCTTTTTACCATTGCCGCCCGGGCCTCCGCCGCCCGGGCCGCCACTGGCGCGAGCGAGGCCCGGTTCTAGTAGAACGCTCTTAATAGAGTCAACTGAATATACAAATTGCATCTCGACCAGTTCGACCATGGTGCTGAGCGTTTCAGGGATCAGCCTGGTCATCGTCGGGTCATTAATATAATTCTCCGCGTCGGGGCAATCAAAGTTGAACACAGGGGGAGCGTCGGTGAAACCATTTTCGATGATGTCGAGAAGATCCTCAATGTTTTGCATTTCCTCTGCGTCGAGGTTAGCAAGGTCGTCCTCAGTTAAACAAATATTGTTTTGATTCAACAAAGTCATGTCATTGATTATCTCGTTACACAAGTCTGTTACATCGACTATGCTCCCCAAGATGGTGAAGAATTCTATTACAGCGGAGGCCTCTATAAGCTTCGTGGAGATGTTTGGGTCGGAATAGTTTAAATTGAACTCGATTATTCTGTCTATGAGTTCTTCTGGGGCGTTTTGTGTATCCATCAAAAGAATACATATATCGATTGAGCTGAGAATTGAAGATACAGATGTCAAATACAGATAAATGTCGGTTGGAGACATTCCTAACATATCCGTGAGGCGCCCAAGCGGGTTGTTTTCGTCATTGCCGTAACCAAAGGGGTCTCGGCCTGCGAGTGGGTCGAGGAGGTCGTCCTTAATCAGCCCTGCAATATCGGTATTCCCGTAATCGGTTGCTCGCGGGTTATTAAGGTTGCAAGCTTCTTTTAGTAGTTCTGCCAATCCCTGAATTAGAGACATAAGCGCTTGCTTGACGGAATCTAAAATAATATCCAGGACCTTCTTCCAGATATCTCCTTTAATCTTGAACAGTTCAAATTGTTTCGGGTCCAGTGACGGCCGTTCATTTAGTTCTTCTTCCATCACGTTGGCTGTGGCCATGGCAATTCTTGCTAACTCAAAGCTGAATCCGAACGTCAAGCAAATCATTGCCTCTCTGGCCAGGGCTTTAAGTCCAAGTTGCGCTAAGATTCGATCGACGGCAGAGCCTTTTTTCACAAGTGCCATCGGTCCTGTTTTCATAACATTTTCGATTACCTTGGCAATGTCTAGGCCCGTTTCAAGTACTTTCTTCTTCTCCTCTTGATATACTTTTTCAAATAGTTTAGGGTTCTTCGCCACCTCTTCTTTTAGAGTTATCAACTCTGTTGTCGATAATGCTTTGATTCCCTTTTCTAGGTCATCGGTATTGGAGAGGTCTATTAGTTCAAGTCGAATGGCTTCTTTTGTCAGAGCACTATGTTCGCCATTATCCCTATCGTTCGGTGTCGGAAAGCTAAAAAAGTTACCAGAGCTTATATCTTGATCTATCTGTTCCGGTAATACGTTTGATAGGAAGTCAAACATCGGGTAGGGCTGGCCAGAATCTGTGTGCTCGGCGCCTTTTTCTAATATTTCTTTATATCGCTGCAAAATCTTCAGCGTTGCTTGATCACTAAACTTTTTCTTGTACTTGATAATTGAAAAGTACCCCACCTTCAAAAAGTCAGTGGACGCAGTCTCACCGCCGAGATACGTAATTCCGGCGATGGCAATCTTGGGCGGAAATATTCCGAGAGGATCCAGGGCCGGAGCGGCCGGATCCCGCTTCGTACGATTTGAAAAGTAGATGGTCAGCTTATCGCCCTCTTCGCCGCGATATCTGGCTCCACCTGACGCCGCCTCAATAGTCTTTACGGTTTCAGCTATGGCAATAGAAATAATCTTGCCTACTGCGCTCTCAAGAAAACTGAAGTTTACTCCTCCAACGGGGACGGCGCCGTTATAGTTGTCTAACTGTTTGCCAAAGTTCTTCATCAAATCACTGAATGAATTGACATCCGTCAGCACCGTCGACATGTCTAGCTCGGTCTGACCAATGATTTCGTTTCCAATGTCGTTCTTCTCGTTGAAGAACTCTAGGTTCTCTTGGAAGTCTGGTAGCTCGCCTGCTGCAGCCATATCTTCCCGCATTTCATATAGGGAGCGTCCCATATCTAAGCGCGTGATTACTACTTTATACGCAGAAGGGGGCTTGGTGGCGAATCCGGGGTTCTCTATCGATAGGCCGGATTTCAGATCAGCGCGGAGGGCATCATAAACAGTGTTGTCGCCACTAAACGATTTGTCTTCCATATTCCGATAGAACTCTGGAAAGTAGTGGGCTATATAGAGATCTAATGCTTCCCTGAAAACCTTTTCTTTGTTTGCTACATTCTTTTTCCTTACTTTAATCTTGAGTAGATTCTTACTTCGGACCTCGAATGGAACATTCAGTGTCTTCGCGGGGTATTCTTTGTAAAAGTTCAATTTTGACGACATGGTCTTAGTTCGTGTTATTATATCTGCTTAAGATATATTGACTTTGGCCGTCTTTGGCGGCCGCGGCGCCTCCGGGTGTCTCTAAATAGTTAGTCTGGACTGAATTTAGCTTCTGCATTGATATATTCAATTGCAACTGTACATTTGTGATTTTATTGACCAGAGTCTCGATTCCTGTAGGTAGGAGCCCGGTAAGAGCCGGGGATGTCGGGGATCCAAAAAATGGTGAGTAGTGTGTATGCTTAAGCAACGCTTGGGTTAGTTTTCTATCCTCTTCGATAAAGTTGTCAAAAAGATCGCGGATATCATGAATTGATTCTATGATGGCAGATAAGCACTCTTTCAGGTTCTCCCCTTTCACCATTGGCTGCAAGTTCTTGTCATCATTTAGGGCGATCAGATCAATTCCATAGTTCCCGACGAACGCATTGGTCAACTCTGCTCCCTGTGCATTTTGTGCATCTGTGCGAGTTACCAACTTTATATTCTCGCGAGCAATGACACGAATAGTGTCTGCTTTTACAGCAACCGTACTGCGGGGGCTAGAAATAGAGGTATTCCCAACGGTTCCTTTGACTAGGCCAAAATAGCCATCTGGGTCTGATTTTTGTGATATATAAATTCTCGCTGCATCGGTTTTGAAGTTTGGGTCTGCATTGACAGTCTGGCCGCGCTTTGTGCTACTCGCGCCGCGTGAGCCCAAACGACCCACAACGAGATCAATAGCAGCACAGTGTGTGTTATTGCTGCCACCAAATCCAGAGAAGATGTTGCTGGGTCTATCCAATCCTAATACGATAAATGAATTCCCCTTGCTATATATTTTTTCCGCTGTGGCACTGATATAGGTGGGGGTATCAAAATTCTGCTTGGGCCCATCAGCAAAACCTAGGAGGCGCGCCTGCTGGGCTGGGGATTTCTTGTCGAACGATTTTCTTTCTTGGTCCGACATCAATTGCAAATCTACTGCTTTAGAAGCCTGTGTTGGTAGATCAATTTTTATTTTTGCCATAATTTATAATGCCTTTTACGTTATAATTCCATCTAGATTTGACTTATTCGGGTCGACACCTTGTTTGCTTGCCGCGGCAAGCGCTTTGTAACGGTCGGGGACTCTGGTTCGAAAATCAAAGTGTATTGGATCGAAGTTTGTACTGAAGAGGCCTCCCCAATACATACCGGCGGCCTTACCGATCTCAACAATCCCACTATTACGCCAGGAACTCTTAGAACTAGTGGACATCAATGTTGTCCCGTTTGACAACGTGGGATTAAAATCAATAGCCATTCCAAGATTATGATAACTCAACCCTTTGGCCGGGTTCGCAGGAGCTATTCCATTCTTTCCGCCATTAACCCATTTATCATAAAGTCTCTGTTGTTTGGCGACAGAACGATAACTAGAGTTTAATCGTATAGTGATTTGCTTTTGTTTCCAGGCTTCGCAAATAAAACTTTTTACATGAGGAAGGAAATCCGGGTGGACTGCTGCGAGAACAGAAGCATGTTGTGATTTATTGGGGATGTCTTGCGCGTCGTCATAGCATTTTGCGTCGACTGTAAACGGCCTCGCTGTTGCGGCCGCGGCTGCGGCTTTCTTTTCATACTCAGCGCAGCCGTCCTTAATCTTCTTAATCATCGCTGCCAGGGGCGCTTTAAGATCTCCTGCCTTGGCAGCATTAAAGATAGTTTTGTATTCGGCCGGGGCATAGTGAACACCGTCGCTAGTATGAAGATTTTGGGTATATTGCATAGTATCTATATAGGTTACGCCCGGGAGCGTTGGAAGCACCTCTTTCTGTATATCTCTCATCTTATCTCGCGTTTCCTGAGCCTTCGGGCCGGGGTCGATTCCAACGGAGCCATATCCATTATTCTTCTTGAGATGGGGTGTGTCGGGAACCATTGGTTTGGTAATCCCAAACCAAATTATTTCTTCCACGCCGCCGTCCTTGAGTATTTGTATAAACTCTTCTGCTTTCTTTTTAAATTTTTCCGCGGACCAGCTGGTCATTCCTGCGTCGTTGCCTCCCAGTCCCACGATGGCATACTTCGGTTTAGCTTCTGATAATTTAGATTTTAACTTTTTCTTTAGTTTGAGTTTTAAAAATCCTTTCCCTGCGCCGGCGATTAGGCCGCGGCCGGACTCAGCCATATTGATAACTAAGGGAACTCCCTGGCTTTTAAGCTCCTCCCGGAGTAGCCCCCCAAGGGAGTAACCGGCCGCGTGTTGGCTGTCGGCGAGATATATGACAGCACCTTCGCCTTCACATCCCCCCGCCATGGCTGGATCTGGACCGAAAGTGGGGGGCGTGTATTCTCCACAAACTATTGCGTTATATTCCCGGGCGATCGCTCCACCATAGTGATACTTTTG